AGCAGGGCAAGAAGAAGGGCGATACCTTCACCTGGGACGTGTTCTCGGATGTCGCCAACGCCGGCGGAATCCTCACCGAAACCAACACGATGCCGGAGACCAACTTCACCATCGTGCAGGGCACCCTCACGGTGACCGAGGGCGGTAATTCGATCCCTTATTCTGCGAAGCTCGACAACCTGTCGAAGTTCCCGGTCGAGGACATCATCAAGAAGGTCCTCAAAAACGACGCGGTGAAGTTCTTCGATCGCCTGGCCTGGGGCCAGTTCAACCAGACGCTGCTGCGCGCGATCCCGGTGAACGGCAACAGCCCGAACGCGATCGTGCTCTACACCAACGGCACGGTGACGGGCAACAACAACGTGGCCTACTCGAACGCCCACGCCAAGGCGATCACCGATGCGATGAAGGAGCGCAACATCCCGGCGTATGTCGCGGACGACTACTACGCCTTGGGCTGGCCGACGACCTTGCGCACCTTGAAGAACGCGCTGGAGACCATCCACCAGTACTCGGACACCGGCTTCGGCCTCATCATGAACGCCGAGATCGGGCGTTACGAGAACACCCGGTACATCGAGCAGACCAACGTCGCCAAGGGCTCGGGGTCAGACGGGGTGACCACCGTGCCCTGGGTGAACGGGCAGTCGGATTGGCTGTTCTTCTTCGGCAACGACACCGTGGCCGAGGCCGTGGTGGTGCCCGAGGAGATGCGCGGCAAGATTCCGACCGACTACGGGCGCAGCAAGGGCATCGCCTGGTACTACCTGGGCGGCTTCGGGATCGTGCACACGCTCGCGACGAACGTGCGCATCGTCAAGTGGGACTCGGCCGCCTAACGCGGCTCCAACACTGGGTGACCCGGGGGCCTTCTCCCCCGGGTGCTTCCAAGCCCTAACAACGTCGGAGAGGCCGATACTAAGGAGACGACGATGGCTCAGACTCAACAGGCCTCCACGCTGAAAAGCATGGGGTACGACCACCCGGCCTACACCGCCCGCCAGGCCTTCGCCTTCGTGCGTGCGGCCGGCGCCAACGGCGTCACCGCGAAGTACTGCGCGCACGCCACTCTTCTGGCCTACTCGGCCTCCCTGCAGGTCACCGCGGTCGGCAACGCGACGAGCTCCTACACCTTCACCGGGGTGAACGGCTCGGCGACGGTGGCGGCGCTCTCGGACCAACTCTCCCTCTACGTCGTCACCAACGCCGGCGGCACCGCCTCGGTGGTGTTGACGACCGCGACGTATGGCCCGTGGGTGGTCACCGGCGCATTCTTGAACACGGGCACCTACACCAACCAGATCGGCCAGACCCAGCAGATTCAGCTGCAGGGCTCCGCGTCCGGCACGGCGGGTTTGGGCGGCATCGTGATCCCGGCGGGCGCGTTGTTCTACTTCCAGGGCGGCACGGACACCGGCGCCTCGGCCTCCATCACGATGGACTACAACATCCAGCCGCTCGCGGCGGTCACGGCCTAACGGTTCCTCGGTTGGGGCGGACACCCCGCCCCTTTTTCACTCAAGCTCTCGAAGGAGCGACGCGATGAAGAAAGCAGCAGACGTCGGCAACCTCCCCAACTCCAAGCACATGGCGAACGGGGAGACGGTCGGCATCCAGGCGGCCGGGTATCTGGACAAGAAGGGCACCACGGGCGAGGGCGTGCAACGCCTGCCGCTGCCCCCCGGCATGGACATCGAGAATCAGCCGACCAAGGACATCAACGCGATGCCCTTCAAGACGGTGACGTCGATGGGGTACCCGGGCGACGGCTGGACCTGACGCCATGGCCGGCATCCTGCAGGAGAAGTTCCAGGTCGACTACCCGGAGCAGCGCAACGACGACGCGCACTCGGGCTGGATGTCCGACCGCTCGGCGCGCACCAAGAAGGGCCTCAACGCCCCGTCGGGCACCACGCCGCTGCCGCCGGGCATGGACATCAACGCCCAGACGCGCACCGACCAGCGGCCGATGGCCTCGACCATGGGCGGGGAGTCGGATGTGTCCCAGGACTGGAACAGCGGCGCCATTGCCAAGGGCTTCACCCGCCGCACCATGCGCGGCACCGACGATGAGTACTCGAACGCGCACGTCGATGCCTTCTACGATGAGATGACGGTCGACGGCGAGACGGGCTTCACCGAGCGCAACAACGTGCTGGACCGGATGTAAGCGATGCCGCTCCCCCAAGTCGTCAACGCCCAGTACACCGCGCTCTCGACCGCGGGCACCACCACCTTGAACCAAGGCCAGGCCGGCGGCGGCCCGCCGAGCTCTTCGGGCGTGCTGTACGGGGCGAGCGTAGTGTCGGCCGGCACCGGCTTCGCGGTCACGATCGTGGACATCATCAACCCCACGGGGGCGGGGACCAACACCGCGACCCTCACCAACACGCTGATGAACGGCACCGGGTCTTCCGGGCAAATGCTGCCCGCCGGGATCTACAGTGTCGGTGTACGCTACCGCGGCGCGCTCGTCGCTGTGACGGCTGGCACGCCCGGACAGATCAACGTGTTGTGGGATTGACCTGAAGGAGACTGACATGGCCCAGGCCCAGAAGAAGCCGAAGATCGAGCGCGACCGCTTTGCCGAGGACGGCGTGCGGCTGTTCAATGCCAGCAAGGAGCACGGCGTCGTCTATTGCGACGGCTACATGGAGGTGAAGTACATCCAGGAGTACGAGGGGCGCGAGACCCATTACCGCGGCGATGGCTTCCCGGTGGGCTACAAGGCGGGCGAGCCCTTGCCGAAGCACGCGGACGAGCTCCTGGACGAGAACCGGCTGCTGCACGATCGCATCGCCGAGCTCGAGGCCTCGCAGAAGAGAACCAACGAGCTCCTAGCGCGGCTCTCCGCGCAGTTGGACGCCAAACCCGCCGCGAGCACCCCGCCCGCGGCCGAGGCGCCCACCACGGGGCAGCTCGACACCCCCAAAGCCACTCCGGAGGCCGCAGGCCGTGGAGCGGCAAAACCCAAATAAGGCGCGCCGCACGCGTCACTCAAACGGCACCGGGCTTAAGTCCCGGTGTCGTCGTTTCTACCCCGAGGAGAATTGAATGACCTGGAAAATCACCGACCCGCAAGGGCATGAGGCGGCGAAAGTCCGCTGGGAGCTGGTGCGCTGGACCCGCGGCCGCGGGCTCGACATCGGCGCCGGCATGACCCGCACCTTTCAGCACTTCATCACCGTCGATAACAACATCGACGCGCAGCTCTTCGGCCACCCGATGCCCCGCCCGGACCTGTACGTCACCGACGGCGGGGACCTGTCGATCCTCGCCGACGCCTCCATGGACTTCATCTTCTCGTCCCACATGCTCGAGCACGTGGAGGAGGAGCGCCTGGTGAAGGTCTTACGCGAGTGGCTGCGCGTGCTCAAGATGGGCGGGCGCCTGATCCTGTATCTCCCGGACGCGGACGAGTACCCGAAGGTGGGCGAGGAGGGCGCGAACAAGGATCACAAGTGGAACGTGACCTACAACCGGGTGCTGGAGCTCATGGGCCACACCGGGGTGGGCTTTGATCTCATGGACTACCAGAAGCGCAACGCCGGATTTGAGTACTCGTTGTTCTTTGTGTTCAAAAAGGCCCACGAGACCCCGCGCGCCTTCCACCACGATCGGCCGCGACCCACCGCCAAAACCTGCGCGGTGATCCGCTACGGGGCGATCGGCGACATGATGCAGGCGGCCTCGGTGCTGCGCGCCTTGAAGGAGGAGGGCTACCACACGACCCTCTACGCCGCCGAGGAGCCCAATGGCTGGGAGGTCCTGCAGCACGACCCGCATGTGGATGAGTTCTACATCCAGGGGCGAGGCCAGGTCCCCGACCAGCACCTCCCGGAGTTCTGGGCCAACGAGCGCCCGAAGTACGACAAGTGGGCGAACCTCTGCGAGAGCGTGGAGGGCGGGCTCCTCGCGATGTCGAATCGCCCCGTCGACACCTACTCGCCCGTGGCGCGGCACCAGATGCTCGACTTCAACTACGTCGAGCGCCAGCACTTGATCGCCGGCGTCATGCAATATCCACCGCGCGTGCATTTTTATGCAAACGCCGCCGAGGTGAAGTGGGCGCACGCCGAGAAGAAGGCCTTCGGCCAGTTCCTGGTGCTCTGGTCGCTGTCCGGCTCCTCCGTGCATAAAGTGTGGCCGTGGGTCGATAACATCGTCTCAGGGCTGCTCTTGGACTTCCCCGAGGTCACGGTGGTGTTCGTCGGCGGCGCCGATGGCGTCATCCTCGAGCAGGGCTGGGAGCAGGCCACCGGGCGCGTACACCGCCGCGCCGGCAAGTACACCATCCGCGAGACCTTGAGCCTCGCGCAGATCGCCGACGTGGTGATCGGGCCCGAAACCGGCGTGCTCAATTCGGTGAGCCACGAGGAGATGCCCAAAGTCATCTTCCTGTCGCACTCCACGGTGGAGAACCTGACCCGCGACTGGTGCAACACCCACAGCCTGGTGTCGGTCGGCACCGTGTGCCAGGGCCGCGGCAACGATGAGGCGCCGGCGTGCCACCGCCTGCACCACGGCTGGGCCCGTTGCACGGAAGCCCCGCCGCTCCCCGGCACCGAGGATCAGCACGAGCGCAAGGGCTCCGGGATCGCCCAGTGCCAGATGGACATCGGCGCCGAGGACGCCTACCGGGTCATCTGGCACGTGGTGCAGTGGCGCCTCGAGGAGTACGCGAAGCGCGACGGTAAGCCGCCGCCCGGGGTGGTGAAGCTCACGGATGAGGAGGTGGCGCGCACCCGCGCGATGCTGCCGAAGTACATGGAGAACCCCGCCCAGGTGATCCAGGAGAAGCCGCCCGAGAAGAGCGTGCTCGAGGTGTAGCGCGATGACGGACTTGAACTTAGGTGGCGTGCAAAACCCGCAGCAGCCGGCGACCTCGGGGGTCTACACCTTTGCGCTGGTCCGGGACGACATCATCCGCGATGCCATGCAGAACTTGGCGCTCCTCGAGGAGAGCGAGATCCCGACCGCGCGCGAGATCACCGACTGCGCCCGCAAGTTGAACCTGTGCGTGAAGCAGCTGGCCGGCACCATGGACAAGGCGCCGGGGTGGAAGATGTGGACCCGCGAGCGCGGCGACTTGTTTCTGACGAGCTCGCAGAACGCCTACGACTTAGGCGTCCTGGGCGATCACTGGGCGGGCGGGGTGACCGGGCGGGCGGAACCCCAGACCTACAACGCCACCACCTTGAGCGCAACGCTGGCGCCCGGCGCGACCGTGCTGCCCGTCCCCTCGACGGTGGCGATGAACATCAACGACTTCATCGGGATCTTGATCGGTGCAGACCTGTACTGGACCACCATCGCGGCGGTGAACGCCGGGGTCTCGGTGGTGATCCCGGCGCCGGGTCTCTCGGGGGCCGCGGCCGCCGGCGCGCAGATTTTCAACTACACCAAACAAGCCCAGCGCCCGGTGCAGATCGAGACCGGCGTGCTGCACTACCCGCAAGGCAACGATGACCCCTTGACCGCGATGACGCTCCCCGTCTACGAGGCGCTGCCCACCAAGAACATGCCCGGCAACGTGCAGGACCCGACCGCGTTTTACTACGAGCCGCGCTTGAAGAATCTCGCCGGGCGCCTCTTCATCGATTGCTGGGGCGCGCAGGATGTCACGCGGGTGCTGCACTTCGTGTTCCTGCGCCAGATCCAGGACTTCGTGAACCCGGGCGACCTGCCCGACTTCCCGCAGGAGTGGTACAACCTGCTTTGCTGGGATTTGACCTTCGCCATCCACTCCGTGTTCGACGTCGATTGGACCGCCGGCATGCAGGCGCAGTACGCCCGGGCGATCACCCCGGCGCGCGAGTCGAACCCCTCGCGGGACGCGGCCTTCTTCCAGCCCGACGATGAGGACGGCAATTGAACCCGGTGCCCCTCTTCGGGTCCGGCGTCTACGGCAAGAGCGCGGTGGTGACCCGCCAGCGGCGCGTGAACTGCTACTACGAGATGCGCGCCGATGGCGATAAGGCGAAGGTGGTGGTCTACGGGACGCCCGGCCTGGTGCTGCTCTTCAACGTCTCCCAGCCCGGGAACCTGCCCTTGCGGGCGATGCTGTGCGCGAACGAGACGGCGCTCTACGCGGTGCAGGGCAACCAGTTCTTGAGCTTGAACAGTGCGGGCGCGGCGCTCTTCGCCGGCGGCATCAACACCATCGGCGGGCTGTGCTCGCTCGCCCCTAGCCCCAACGGCGCGCAGATCGTGCTGGTGGACGGGGTGGGCGGCTGGGTGTACCAGCCGGGCGCCGGGACCTTCCTCGCGGTGCCGAACGGCCTCTGGTTCGTGCCGGGCGCCATGACCGTGACCCAGGTCGGGGGCTACTTCGTCACCGAGATTCCGGGCACCAACCAGTTCGGCGTCTCGAACTTAAACGACGCCACCACCGGGTCCGCCCTCTCCTTCGGGGCGATCGCCGCCTTCCCCGACATCTGCGTGGCGGTCGATAACGTGGCCGGGAACTTAGTCGCCTTCGGCAACACGCACCTGGAGTTCTGGCAGCCGCAGGGCTTCCCGCCGCCGGCGAACCCCTTCGCGCCCATTCAGTCGGCCACCGTGCAGGTGGGCCTGGCGGCGGTCTTCTCGCGCGCGCACGTCGCCTCGCAGCTGCTCTTCTTAGGAAAAGAGACCACCGGCACCAAGCGGGTGTACGCGGTCAACAACTACGCGGTGACGCCGATCTCGGACGAGATCGACTGGATAGTGAACCAGCCGGGGTTCGTGGTCACCGACGCGGTGGGCCTCTCCTACCAGCGCGACAAGCACCCCTTCTACCAGCTCACCTTCCCGACCGCGAACCGCTCGTTCCTGTACGACTTATCCACAGGTATCTGGAACGAGACGCAGACGGGCCTGACCACCGGCGGGCCGGTGCGCCACCAGGGGAACCTCTCGAGCTACTACGGCGCGGTGAACAACGGCGACACCCTGGTGACCGACTGGAAGAACGGCAACGTGTACCGCTTCGATGATGCGACCTACACCGACAACGGCGTGCCGATCCTGCGCGAGATCGTGACCAAGTTTCAGATCAAGGGATACAACCGCTTCCGGATCCCGCAGATCTACTTGGACATGGAGACGGGCGTCGGGCTCCCGGGCGTGCTCTCGGGCACACCGGCGCAGGGGGTGAACCCACAGCTCTCCGCGGAAGTGTCGAAAGACAACGGCCGCACCTTCCTCGCGCCGCGGCTGATACCACTGGGTGTGCAAGGCTCATACGTCACCAAAGTCAAGGCCCGCCGCTTCGGCCAGGCGCGCGTCTTCGGCTTCCGTTTCCGCTTCACGGACCCCTGCAAGTTCGTGATCACCGACGGCGCCATCCAGGTAAAAATGAGCAAGGGGGGCAAATGAGCGGCGTGTTAGGCCCTGCTCCCTTGAATGCGCCCGTGATGCAGGGCCAGTCGACGCACCCGGCGTGGCGTGCCTGGCTCTCCCAGCTCGCCGTCGTCGCGCAAGCGATCGGCAATCAAGGCACGACCGCGCAGCGCCCGGTCGGCACCCCGACGGTGCCCCTCTTCCTCGCCCAGCCCTACTTTGACCAGACCCTAGGAAAGCCGATATGGATCAAAACGCTGAACCCGACCGTGTGGGTGGACGCCACGGGGACCCCGGTATGAGCCAGGACGTGATGGTGTCCGAGCCCGAGAAGGTCACGCGCTTAGAAAGGGACATGCTGCGCATGCCGCAGGCCGCCTGCACCGTGCGCCACCACTTCTCGCCGGGCCTGTACATCCGCGAGCTGCGCATGCCCGCCGGCACCATCGCCTTGGGCCACTACCAGCGCCACGCGCACATGAACATCCTCATGCAGGGGTGCTGCCGGGTCTTGAATCCCGAGGGCCACCCGATCGAGATGCGCGCGCCCCTGACCTTCGTCGGCGCCCCCGGGCGGAAAGTCGGCCTCGTGATGGAAGACATCGTGTGGCTGAACCTCTACCCGAACCCGGACGACTGCCAGGACATCGATGCGCTCGAGGCGCGGCACTTGCTCAAGTCCCCGACCTACCGCACCCACCAGAACGAGCAGGACTACCGGGAAATGCTCACCGAGGCGGGCGTGTCGGCCGAGCTCGTGTGGGAGCAGTCGAGTCGCGACGATGACTGCATCCCCTGGCCCCCCGGCACCTACAAGGTGAAGGTGGGCGACTCGACCATCGCGGGCAAGGGCCTCATCTGCACCGCCGACTTCGAGGCGGGCGAGGTGGTGGCGCCGGCCATCTGGCAGGGCAAGCGCACGCCGGCCGGGCGCTACACCAACCACTCCTCGAACCCCAACGTCGAGCCCCTGCAGCGCCTGGACGGCAACACCTACTGGGTGGCCTTGAGGCCCATCGCCGGCTGCCGCGGCGGTCAAGACGGCGAGGAGATCACCATCGATTACCGCCAGACCGTGGCCTTAGCCCTTCGGAGGATGGACCCATGAGCGGCATCGCGACGGCAGTCATTGGTGCGGCCGTGATCGGCGGCGTCGCCACCACCATCGCGTCCAATAAGGCGGCGTCCGCCACCAAGAGCGCGAGCGATGCGGCGATCGCCGGCGAGAAGGGGGCCCTAGCGCAACAGGCGGCCCTCTCCCAGCCCTACCGGGATTTGGGCACCAGCAACATCCCCACCTACCAGTCGCTGCTCTCGGGCAACAAGCAAAAGGCGGAGAGCACGCTGCAGTCGATGCCCGGGTATCAGTTCGCGCTGGACACCGGCACCGAGGCGGCGAAGCGCTCGAGCGCGGCGTCGGGCCTGAACCTCTCCGGCAACCAGGTGGGCGCGGTCGAATCCTTCGGCGTCGGGCTCGCGGACTCCACCTACCAGACCGAGCTCGCAAACCTGTTGCAACCGATCCAGTTGGGCCAGGCGGCCGCGGCCGGCCAGGCGGCGAACATTGGTGCCACCGCCAATACGGTGGGCTCGCAGATCATCGGCCAGGGCAACACCCAAGCGGGCATCGATGCCAACCAGGCCGCGTCCTACACGAAGCTCGCGGGCGGCGCGGCCAATTCCTTGCTGACCTACAACACCTTGCAGGGCTTGAACAATCCCGCCGGCGGCGGCAACCCGCAGAACTTGGGCGGCTCGACCCCGGTGGCACCGGACGGCTCGACGTTGACCTATGACGCGAGCGGCAACATCACGGGCTCCGCCCCCGTGGCCGCTGTCCCGTAAGGAGCACCGATGGCACAGTTTGACCCCTCTACCATTCAGGACATCGGCGCGGGCGCCGCCTCCTTCGACCCGGCGGCCGACACCCAAAAGGCGCTGACCCTGGCGGACCTCTACGACCAGAACAAGCTGAACAAGATCAAGGTCGCCGACGCCACCCAAAACCAGCAGGACATGACCTACGCCAAGCAAATCCTGCAGGGCAAGGACCTCTCGAAGCTCGACGATCAGAACGCCGCGGTGGCGAAGATCACGCAGCGCAACCCGCAGTTGGGCATGGAGCTCATGCGCTCTTTTTCCGGCCAGCGCCAGGACCAAAACGCCGAGAAGGAGCAGCAGCTCAAGCTCTACGATCACAAGAACGACATCATCGGCGGGGCGATGTACCAGTTGAAGGCGAAGCACGACCAGCTTCTCCAACAGGGCATGAACGAGCAGCAGATCCACGACGCCATGAAGGGCGACGTGATGACCACCATCAAGGGCTTAGTCGACGCCAAGACCCCGGACGGCAAGCCGCTCTTGGATCAGAACGACGCCAAGATCATGCAGCAGGGCTTCGGGAACGGCTACAACACCGGCTTCGTGGACCAGGCGGTGTCGCGCAGCGCCCAGGCGAAGGCGGCGATCGCGCAGAAGTTCAAGGAGCTCGACGAGCAGCGCAAAACCAAGGACGAGGACCGCAAGGAGCGCGCGACCAACGCGGCGATCGCGGCCGGCACCCGTCGCGGCGATCAGGCGGATCGGCGCCTGACCGACCAGGAGCAGGCGGCCAAGGCGAAGCGGGCGGTGGCGGAGGGCGGCAAGCTCGAGCCCGACGATGCCACCGCGCTCGCCGAGCAGTACCTGGCCGGGGATAAGTCCGTGATGACGGGCTTAGGGAGAGGCGCGCAAGGCGCGGAGAACATCATCCTGGTGCGCCACGCGATCGCGCGCGAGGCGAAGGCGCAGGGCATGAAGCCGGCCGACATCGCCGCGCGCCTGGCCGAGTACCAAGGCTACACCGCCGAGCAGCGCTCCTTGGGCACGCAGCAGGCGAACGTCGAGATGGCCTCCTCCGAAGCGCAGCAGATGATCCAAAACGCCCGCGGCGCCTCGGACGACACGGCGGTCGCGCGTGCGCACGCCTTGGGCTGGAACAAGATCGACCAATGGACCGACAAGCAGCTGCAGGGGCCGGAGAACGCGAAGCTCGCCTCGTTGAAGGCGGCCACCACCGCGGTCATCAACACCTGGTCCCGGGCGATCAACCCGAAGGGCGTCGCCACGGTGTCGGACAAGGAGCACGGCTACGAGCTCCTGAACGCCGCCCAGGACAAGGCCACCTACGACGCCGTGCTCGATCGCTTCCAGCAGGAGACCGAGGCCTCCCTCGCGGCGCCAGCGTCCGCCAAGCAGCGCCTGCACGACGCCTTCATTTCCGGGCAAACGCCGACGCCGGCCGCGGCGCCCACGGCGGCGTCCTTGCAGCCGACCCCGGGCCGCGACGCCCCGCCCGGCGGCGGTCCGGCCGCGATCCCGAAGCCTGCCGCCGCCGCTCAAGGGCCGACCGCGACGGGTCCGGACGGCAAGAAGGTGCAGTGGAACGGCACCGCTTGGGTGCCTGTCGGTGGCTGATATCCCGCCCCCGCCGCCGGGGTTCACCTTGGACGCCGCTCCGGGCGGGGGAGGCGTGCCACCGCCGCCGCCCGGTTTCACCCCGGACACGCCCACTGCGGCAAAACCGCAGCCATACAGATCGTCGAACCTCTTGGAACATGCCGACATCGCGGCGTCTTTGGGTTCCGAGGCGATCGCTGGGATCGGCGGGGGTCTCGTCAAGGCGGGCGGGTACTTGAACAACGCCTTGGGTCTCTCGGACGGCGATCCTCGTCCCGCGGCCGCCAAGCTCGAGGAGTTCCTGACCTACCACCCGAAGACCGACCGCGGCAAGGCGGTGATCGGAGATATCCACAAGGGCCTGCAGGCCTTCGAGGACTGGACCGAACGCCAGGGCCAGGAGCAGACCGACCTCATGCTGCGCGCCGGCACGGGGGCGGCGGACGTCGCGAAGCGCTTGGGCGCCCCCCCGGCGGTGGTGGACTTCATCCGCGATCACAAGGACGCCGTGGCCGCCGCCTACGGGGCGACCACCAAGACCCTGCTGAACGCCGTCCCCGCCGTCCTCTCCAAGGAGGTGGGCCTGCCGAAAGGCGCCCGGGTGGCCGGGGATGAGGGCGCCGCGATCCCGCGTCCCGCCCCTGCCCCGATTTCCCCCGCCGCGCCGCCGCCGGTGGCGCCCGCCGCGCCCGAACTGTCTTTGGCACCGTCTGCACCCCGCCAGGCCCCGACCGCTCCTGGGGCTCCTGCGGCGGTCCCAGGCGCCCCCCTGACCACGGCGCCGGCTGCTCCACGTGGAACGCCGTCCACCCTGGGGGAGGGGGCTTTGCCGGCTCCCGCCCCCCCTGTTACTCCGAAAGCGAGGGCCGAGGCCTATGTACGCGATCGCCTTGGTCTTGAGTGGAATGCTGTTGGGGCGGCGACGCAGGCCAAACTCACCCGAATCGCCGCCGATGCTCGAGCGCTGGATAAGCTCAATCCGGACGCGGTCCGCCGCCAGGCGCACCTCGAGCGCGAGGGCTTCGGCCGTAAGCCCATCCAGACCACCGCGGGCAAACTCAACCGAGACAACGCGGAGCTACTGCGTGAGCAGGGAGCTGCAGCTACCCCATCCGGACGATCCATCGTGGAGACTGACGTTCAAGCAAACCGAGACCTTCGTGGAAACATCGAAACACTCGTGGACCGACTCCGGGGAATAGGCACCACCCGCAGCAAGGCGACCAGCCGCGAGCAGGTGGGCGCCGCGGTGTCCGGCGACGAGGGCGCGCTCACCTTGAAGCAGAAGAAGGCCCAGGCGCACACCGATGCGCTGTATGTGAAGGCGCGCAAGGCCGAGCCCGAGGCCACGACCGCAGCGGCACCCATCCAGGAGCTCGCGCAGCAAAACCCGGCCATTCAGCATCTCGCCTGGGTGCCGGCCTGGTTCAAGAAGGCCGCGGCGGCCGAGAAGGTCGACAACCTCGAGCAGGTGAAACTGAAAGACCTCTCGGACCTGCGCCAGCAAGCGGTCGGCATCGCCAAAGCCGGCGGTACCGAAGGGCACTACGCCGGCCAGGTCATCGAGGCGATCGACAAGGCGATGGAGGGCGCACCGGAAGTGGCGAAAGCTTGGAAGGAGGCGATCAACGCCCACAAGACAGAACGCGCGGAGTTTGCAAATCAGGGAGCGATCGCGCGCCTGGTCGACACCAAGGGCGGAGCTTATGGGACGGACCCGAAGACCGCGCTCGAGGATGTGTGGAAGACGGCCTTCAAGAACGCGAAGCTCGAGGAGGTGCGCCAGCTCAAGCGCTCGCTCCTCTCGGGCGATGCCGAATCGCGGCTGGCCGGCAAGAAGGCGCTGCGCACCTTGCGCGCCGAGACGGGGCAGGACCTCTTGCGCGAGATCACGAAGGGCGTGTCGACCAACGTCAAGGGCGAGACCAACATCACCGCGGAATCGATCAACCGCTGGGTGAAGGGCATGGGCGGCGGCACGCTCGAGGGCGGGGTGGAGAAGCTCAACGTGCTCATCGGCAAGCGCGCCACCAACGAGCTGATGAAGATCCGCGAAGACGCGCAGATCACCAAGACCGAGCCCACGGTGCGCAATGTGGGCAGCAACACCTTCCAGAAGATCCTGAACTGGATGGACGAGTCGGGCCTCGGCAAGTTGGTGAAGAACGTGGGCGGCGGCCCCCTCGCGCACTTGGGCGATGTGGCCTTGAAGAGCTTCCAAAATTCGAGCGCGGTGCGCGCCGCCGGCGAGACCGCGACCAGCGCCGCGGAGCGCTCCACCGCAGCGGCGGCCACGAAGCGCGCCACGCAGATACAGCGCGAGCAGACGGCGCGCCGCCCGATCCGCCCGCCGCCGCCCACCTACGGGGACCAGAATTGAACGTACTCCTGATCGAGATGGAGTCGGCCGGCTGCGGGCTCGCCTTTGCGCTGCTATGCCTCAAGGCCGGTCACAAGGTGCGCTACTACCTGCGGCCCGAGAACAATACGACCATCGGCGAGGGCTTCCGGGGCCTGCAGCGCGTGAAGACTTGGGTACCGCACGCCGCGAACTGGGCCGACCTCGTACTCATGACCGGCAACGACCAGTTCCTTCCGAAACTCGACGCGATCCGCAAAAAAGGCGTGTGCGTATTTGCCCCGACGGTCGCCTCGGCTGCACTCGAGATCGAACGCGAAAAGGGCATGAAGTTCTTCGAGGCCGCGGGCATCGAGGTGCCCCCCTACCAGACATTCAAGTCGCTCGATGAGGCCGAGGCCCACGTCCGGGCCCACCCCGACCGGTACGTCTTCAAGACCCTGGGCTCGGAGGAGGACAAGAGCTTGTCCTATGTAGGCAAGACGCCAGCCGACATGATCGCGCGCCTGCAGCGCTGGCGCCGCCTGGGACTCAACCCGAAGGGGAAGGTGATGCTGCAGACGTTTGTTGCGGGGCTCGAGATCGGCGTCTCGCGCTGGATGGGCACGGACGGCTTTATCGGCGAGTACAACGAGAACTTCGAACACAAGAAGCTCCTCTCCGGGAATTGCGGCCCCAACTGCGGCGAGGCCGGCACGGTGATGAAGTACGTGAAGGCCTCCAAGCTCGGGGACATGGTACTCGGCCCCTTGGAGGCGGCGCTCGTCAAGCTCGGGCACTTGGGCGACATCGACGTGAACGTCATCATCGACAAAGCCGGCAAGCCATGGCCGTTGGAGTTCACCTGCCGCTGGGGCTGGCCCGCGGCCAACATCATGTGGGCGACGCAGAACGGGGATCCGGTCGAATGGATGCGCGATGCCTGCGAGGGCGAGGACACCACGGACTTCAAGACCGTGACCGCCGCCGGCGTCGTGCTCGCCCAGCCGGACTACCCGTACAGCGCCGCCTCCAAAGCCGACACGATGGACATCCCGATCACCGGCCCCTCGCCGGGCAACCGCCCGTTCGTCTTTCCGCAGTCGGTGAAGATGGCGACCCTGCCCGCCATGAAGGGCGAGGAGGTCATCGACAAACGCATGTGGGCCACCTGCGGGGACTACGTGGCGGTGGTGACCGGCACCGGCAAGACCGTGAAACAAGCGTGCGAGCGCGCCTACAAGGTGGTCAAGGAAATCGAGATCCCGGACATGATTTACCGCGATGACATCGGCGAGAAGCTCGAGGAGGAGCTGCCCGAGCTGCACGCGCACGGCTTTGCAATGGAGTTTCAGTATGGCTAACCCGACGGTCTTCTACCTCTCCCCGGCCGGAGTGCTGCTCCAGCAGCTCTCGAACTTAGGCGTGCCGCTCGCCGGGGGCCTGGTCTACATCCTGGTGGCGGGCTCCGTGAACACGCTCGCCACCACCTACACGGACTCGACCGGCACCACCGCTAATGCGAACCCGATGGTGCTCAATTCCGCGGGGCGCCTGGCCGCCGCCAATGCGCCCGCCTCGATATGGGTCCCGGGCAACACGCCGCACAAGATGCTGCTGACCGACGCCGCCGGCAACCTGCTCGCGGGCGGGGTGTGCATGGACAACCTCTACGGCATCAACGACCCGATCGGGATCTTAAATTCCCTCGCGAACCCGGCCACGGGGTTCGGCGCTGACTTGGTCGCGAACGCGGTGCGCTCCTACGATGTGGTGGCCGCGGTGCGCGCGGCGAATGTGCCGACCCTCACAGGCGCCGAAACTCTGGTGATCGACGTCGAAGGCGGCGTGCTGGTGAACGATGGCCTGGGCGGTATTTTCTATTGGTCGCCGACCTCGACCGCGGTGGACGATGGCACCTCGGTCATCAAGCCGAACGCCATCATTGCGGCGAACCCGGGGCGGTATCTTCGCCAGACGAACCTCTTCGGCATCTCGGGCAACTTCAATGTGGTGATCACCGGCGCCGTCACCACGCCCAATATGAACGTGACGTGGGTGAAGAACGGCCCCTTGGTCACGGTGAACTTCGCCGGTACCGCGCCGCTCACCTCCAATTCGGTCGCCTTCGGCGCCACCGGCTTCCTGCCGGCGCTGCAAGGGCCGACCGCCCAGGCGCTCTCCCCGCTCATCCCGGCGAGCGATAACAGCACGCCCGGTGTCGCTGCGTACTGTGTCGTGCCGAACGCGGGGGCCGGCACCGCGCTCAATTTCGTGATCAACAACGCCTCCGGCAACTGGACGGTGGGCGCTGTCACCAAATCCTTGGCGTCGTTCGCCTTCACCTACGTCGCGCACTAGGGAGACCTCAAGACATGCGCCAGTACATCGATCTGCTCTCGGACCTGCAAGGCAACGCGCTCTTCGGCGCCACCTGCAAGGTCACCAACTACGTCGGCGGCGGGAACGCGGCCCTCTTCTCGGACAATGGCTTGACGCCGATCGCGCTCTCCACGGTCTCCACCGACATCACCGGGCAGTACTCGTTCTTCGTGGCCGATGGCGACTACACGCTCACGATCTCGGTGCAGGGGTCGGTCTACAAAATCTTAAGCCCCGTGTCGATCTTTGACGGCGCCGCGCAGGTGACACAAGCCGACACCGGCGGGGCGGCCAATGTGTACGCCACGAGCTCGTCGGTGCTCGAGAAAGTGCTGCGCACGGGCTTGCGCTCCTGGATCAAGATCGCCAACACCAACAATGGGCTGGCGGCGCCGACCTACGCCTACAACGGCTTGGCGGCGAAGCCCATCATCGGCTTCGACGGCACGGTGCCCTCCTCCGGGGTGCTGGTGGCGAATGGCATCTACTCGCTCGAGTACAACGGCGCCGCCTGGCAGTTGGCGGCCTCCTTCCTCTCGCCCTCTTCCATCGGCACGCAGCTCTACCCGCCGAGCGCGGCGGAGATATCGACCGGTGTCACCGTGGTCAATGCGCAGTACCCCTACAACAACCTGCTGCGCTACGGGATCGTGCCGAACCTGTTGGCCTCGGCCGCGGCCAACACCGCGATCTTGAAGACCCTCACCAACTATTTGGTGACGGGACCGGTCGGGCGCATCTGGTCGCCCAACATCACCGGCGCGGATACGTACTACTTCAGCGACATCATCCCCTTGCGCGACGGCACGCACCTTGACGGGGAGAACACCACGTGGAGCTTCACCAAGGTGGGCGGCCCGGGGCAGTCCGACTCCGATTGCGGCTTCCTCTATGGGATCCGCGACATCACGATCGAGAACATGACGATTGTGGCGAACTACTCGCAGTCGGGGAGCGCCTGGGTGAACGCCGGGGACTGTATCGCCTTAGGGACCCGCGGCGATTCGCCGTTCTTCCAGCCGGGCTTTGACGCGCTGATGGCATCCCGCCAGGGCAACTGCACCATTCGTAAGGTGCACCTGGTGTGCAACCACGCGATCGGCAACCCGATATACATGCTGGGCGGGCTGCAGAACTGCACCTTCGAGGACATCTCCATGGACGGCGGCGGCGTCGCAGTCTTGGGGCTCTACTACGAATTCGGCTGGGCGACCAATGAGGCCGACCGCTCGGCGCGCCAGACGAGCCACGCCAACAACATGCGGCTGCGGAACATCTCGGGCAAGAATTTCAGCACCACCGCGGTCCTCGTCACCTTCAACGGGGCCTATGGGATCACCGTCGATGGGCTGTACGCCGCCAACATGGCGAGCGCCTTCGGCTCAGGGTCGGGCGAGTCGCTCTTCTACCGGCCCTGGACCGGCGTGGACGATGCGGGCGCGAAACGCAACATCGTCCTGCGCAACATCACGGGCGAAGGCCTGCTCGCGACCGGCATCTCGGTGGGTGGCAAGAATGCGCCCACGGGCGGGTACTTGGGCGGCGCGTGGGTCGCGCTCACCAACTACATTTTAGGCGCGACGCGCATCAACGGTGGCAACTGGTACGTGGTCACGACCCCGGGGCTCTCCGGCAATACCGGGGGCCCCACCGGCACCGGCACCGGGATTGCGGACGGCACGGTGGTGTGGGACTTCATCCCGCTCGCGAACGAGGTGGACCTGGCCGAGTTCACCCTGGACGGCTTCGCCCTGGTCGCCCCGACGGGCGCTGTGTCGACCGGCGCCGGCGTGCGCACGAGTGCCGGGCATGCCTCGATCCGGAACGGCACCTGCATCAACCATTCGGTGGGCGTCGTCACCGACACCGAGTGCACGCGCTACACCATCGAGGGGGTGCGGTGTTTGAATTCCCTCGCCCAGGGCATGGAGCTTGGCCTGATTGCGAACATCTACTCGCCCGGGCGACTCGCGGTCGGCATCGTGCGCGATTGCTTCATCGCGGGCTCCGGCGTCTCCGGCGGCCAGCCGGGCATCCTGGTGAACGCGCAGCACATCTCCAGCCTGATCGAGAACAACCGCATCGGCTACGAGACCGCGCACGACGGCATCGCCGAGACCACGCAGACCTTCGCGGTGCGCGTGCTCAACTCCACCAACGCCGGCGTCATCTGCCGCGGCAACTATGTGGGCGGCGTCTCCGGCGGCGCGACCGCGTACCGCAACGACATGGCGACCCCGCTCGGGATGAAGATCGAGAAGGCGCAAGGGCTCGCGACAGTGACGGGCCTGTGGCTTTCGGACTCCCCCACCGGGATCTTCGCCCAGACCCCGGGCTCCGGCATCGCCTTCGCGCCCGACTGCCAGTACGGCAACTGGCAGATCTGCACCCAAGCGAACGCCGCGGCCTTCAACGTCAACGCCCCCTTGAATCCCCCGGTGATCGGCGGTTTTCAGTTGACCGTGACCATCAAGAACACGAGCGGTGGCGCCCTCGGGGTGGCGACTTTCAACGCGATCTACAAGATGGCCGCCTGGGTGCAGCCGGCCAACACCTTTTCCGCCTCGATCGACTTTGAGTGGAACGGCACCAACTGGGTCGAAGTCGGCCGCGGCGGTGTCACGGTCCCCAACTAGGAGCTCCCCCATGCATATGCTTATCGCCATTGGCCTCTCACTCGCCGCAGGGCTTGCCGGCGGCTGGTACTTGAAGGGCCGCTTCGGCGTGAAGGTCGGCAAGATCGAGACCGACGTCAAGGCATGAGCCAGGCGCTCGAGCTCTTCCAGGGGCGGGTGATCGCCGAGGAGGGCGAGCGCCTGCAGCCCTACGACGATGCGACGGGCGAGCCCGTGAAGGCCCCGCAGGGGTACCTCTCCTGGGGCTGGGGCTTTAATTTGACACAATGCGGCTCGCACGCGCTCTTTGCGACGATGTTCCGGTTCCTCGCGGGTGCCATTGAGACCCAGTTACAGGCGCTCACCTGGTACCCCGGTCTACCCTCCGGCGTGCAATCGGTGTGCCTCGACATCGCCTACAACGGCGGGGTGCACGACCTTCTCAACTACCCGCACATGATCGCCGCGCTGGCGGCGCGGGACTACGCAGGAGCGGCCGCCCAGTGCACGACGAAGAACCCCCCGCTGCAGAGCCGGTACCAGAAGCTCGCCGCGATTATCGCGGCCGGTTCGTAGCCGCGTGGGCCCGCTGTCGAGCTGCGGGGCGGTGGGTGTGGGGTCACCGCACCAAGGCCGTGGGGATCGCCACGGGGCTCGCGGGCGGGATCCAGCAGCTCCTCGCCCAGTACGGGCACGTGCTCCCGGTGAGCTGGCACGGCGCGCTTCTCGCAGCGGCCGGCATGCTCACCTTCCTCGTCGGCCTCTACAATAGCTTCGCGACGCCGTGACATGTGGACCCTAAATACGATGATACCGAGTTCAAACTCTCCACCGATGCGACGATGGATCGTCTCCAGCAAATCGCGCAGGAGCCGGGTGAGCTTCGATGGCGTCAGGATCTCTTGCGGGCGATGGAGCGCGATCGCATCACGCGAGACATCCAGGCCCGCTCCACCGTGCAGCAGCTGGGCGAGATTCGTAAACTGCTCAAAGAACTCACCTTACAGAAGCTCGAGGTGCGCATCGACAAACGCATCGAGGCGAAGCGCAAGGAATTGGACGGTACCAAATGGCGCACTACCGTGAAGTGGATCATGACCCACGTGGGCACCGCGCTGGTGTCGTTGCTTGCCGCCTACCTCCTCTATAGGCTCAAGCGATGAGCGACGAGGCGCCGCGACCGATGGGCAAGGACACCGAAACTCGGATCATCGAAGCGATGAAAGACGAGCAGGAAAAAACGCGCTCGCATATCTCCTTCACCGTCGGCACCATCGCGCACAACACCGAGATCACCAAAACGCGCATGGAGCACGTCAAGGCCATGGTGCGCCGGCTGCTGACCAAATTCGGCATCGGTACGGACGACATTCTGTGAAGCTCACCGACTTGAAGGCCGAGCTCCGGCATCCGATCCGCGTCGACGGGGCGGGCCCCATCACGGTGGCCGAGGCCTGGGGCGTGCACTTCACCTGCCCCTGCGGCCAGCACGAGATCTGGGCCCCCTTCCAGCACGCGACCGCGAGCTCGCCGGCGTGGGCGGCCTCGGGGACCGGCCTGCACGACCTGACCTTCTCCGACTCGCCCCGGGGCAGCCGGTCGATCCGCTGCTTTGGGCCGTGCAAGGCCCACTTCAACATCACGAACGGGGCGCTCGACTTCTACGGCGACTCAGGCGTCCAGGGATGAGCTACAAGGTCGTCGGCTGGCTGCTCCTCCTCGCCGCGTGGTCGGGCTTTTGCTACTGGCAGGGAGGCCAGGGCACGCGCCTCGAGGTGGCGACCCAACAAGAGACGATCGACGCCAAACTCGAGACGAAGCGGGCGAACGATGAAACGATAGTGCAAAAAGAAGGAACGACCTATGCCAAGGCCACCGCGGCTCCCATCCCTGACGCTGTCGCTCCTGTTGTCAGCGTGTGCTACTACCGCACAGCCCCCGCCGTGCCAAGCGCCCGCCCCGCCGGATCCGGCGCTCATGAGCCCGCCGCCGTACCAAACGCGGGTGGAGGGGATCCTTATCTGCCTGCTCCCACCCTCATCCGATGGAACACCAAACCCCTTGTGCGAATCGGGCGCGACGCCGACGCCCAAGTAGCGGGCCTGCAGGACTACATCAACCGGGTGTGCTTGGCGAAGGCGCCCTAGAGCTCGAACGCTCCTTGCGGGCCGGTGGCCTCGAGGACGGCGCGGGCCAGAACCTTGCACATCGGAAAGGGCACCGCGTTGCCCAGCATGGTGCCCTGGCCCTTCTTGGTGAAGGGGGAATGGTCGAAGAAGTTGCGCGGCAACCCCTGCAGCTCGCACGCCCGGGCGATTGAACGGCCGTGCCGCATGGAGAGCGCCCCCGGGCGGTTCGCCTTCAACTTCCCGCCGCTTGCAAGTTTGATCGGGGCGCCCCGCTTGTAGTCCGACGCACACACCCGGAAATCCCAGTCAGCATTCTCGAGTGCCGCGGTGTCGAAATGCAGGCGCCGACCATCGCGGGTGCCAAAGGAGAAACGGTGCCGGCGCGACTGAACGCCGCCAATCCACCGATTATCGAGAAGCGCCGGGTCGACCTGGTAGCCCGCCACCACGGGGAGCGGAGCGCCCTGGACGTTTTCCATCACGAACCACGCCGGCTGCGCCTCGAGGCACACCCGCTCAAATTCGGGGATCAGGTTCTCCCCTTCCTTGTAGCCGTTGTGGCGAATGATGTGGATCAGGCGCGAGAAAGCCTGGCACGGGCTTCCCCCGATCACCCCGTCAAAGCGCCCCGCCGGCGCGTGAAAGCGCTTGATATCGCCGCCCCACAGCAAGTCCGGGCCGCGAACCACGCAGAAGCCCTCCTCCTCGAACGCCTTGTCCAGAATCCCGATGCCCGGGAAGAGGCTCAACACCACCCCGCTCACCGGTATTCCAGGGAGTGCTGGGGGTGGGCCCGGGCGTACTGGGTCAGGGGGGTGCGCAGTTGCCAGAAGTCCACGCCGTAGCGGTCACGATAGGCGTGGTTCTTCGCCGGGGAACAATCCAGCAGAACCTTCAACCGCCGGCGGCCTTCTCGGCCTGAATCCGCTCGAAGACCTCTTCCCGGTGCACGGACGTGTTCGCCGGCGCCGAGATACCGACGCGCACCTGGTTGCCTTTGACCTGGGTGATGGTCACCCGGATGTCCTCGCCGATCACGATGGTCTCACCCACTCGCCTTGTTAGAAGCAGCATCGCCCAACCTCCTGTTCAGTTCATCCAGCGCCTCGCGGCGCCGGTCCCAGTATTGCTCCGGCCGCTCGATCCGCATGTTCCACGCGCCCTGTATGGTGGCCGACAGCCGCCAGCCCAAGAGCGCCCGGTGCTGGCTGCAGCACCACTGCGAACACTCCACCCACTTCGGGCACTCGGGCACCCCGCACCGATGGCGCTTGACCCTCAAAACGGGATGTCATCGTCGAAGTCCGCCGGCGGCGGCGGGCGGCGCTCATCGAAGACCTCGCCGGTGTCCCGGTCAAAGGGTGGCGCGGCTTGCGTCGCGGGCGCCTGCGCGCTCCAGGACGCATCCTCGGCCGGCGGGTGATGCGCCGCCACGCGCTGGCCGATCGTCAAGGGCGGCACGTGCTTCTGCGGCGGCAACTCCCACTGGCCCGTGGCGGCGTTGTACACCGGCTGGGGCGGCGGTGGCGGCGCGGCGGCCGGAGCGGGCGCCGTCTGCGGCAGGACCCACTGGGTGCCGTCCCAGACCGGCTGCGGAGGCGCTGACGGGCTGCCGAGCCCACCTGCGGCAGGACCGCCCCACGCGCCATTGGCCGGCGTGGCGCCGTTCCAAACGACCCCGGCGGGCGTTTGCACCACCACCCCGCCCACCCGCTCGCCGCCGAACATGATGGAGGGGTCGAACTTCAAGCGGATCCGCTGCCCGCGCCAGCCTTCGGAGTCGGGCCCGTAGGCCGCCTCCAGCACCGAGACGGACGAGGAGTTCAAGCGCAGGCCCTTCAAGGTCTCGTTGAACCAGAGCACCGCCTTCACGTCCTGGCGGGTGCCGCGCCCCATGAGCTCTTCGGTGACCTCGGCGATGGTGAGGACCTGGGCGGGCATGCCCTTCAAGTCCTTGCCGCGCCAGAACTTGGACTTGACCATATCGGCTGTTCGCATTGCTACTCCGCTTGACGTTTGAGGAAGGCGGGCACGTGGTCCGGGTGGACCTCGCGACGCGCGTGCATGAGAGGGGTGAGGAAACCGTCCCGATCGGTCGTCCAGTCGATCGTGACGAACATCCCGTGCTCGCGGCACCACGCGGCGATCTGCAGGGCCGTCATCCCCGGGTGCAACGTGACATTAGCGGGCGGCATGTGCGATCACCCCCAGGAATGCCCACAAGCCGAGCGCCGTGATCCAGTGACCGGTGGCGAAGGAAGCGATGACGCCGACGACGAGGGCCAGGAGGACGATCACGGGGAGCGCTTCAACGAGCGGCGCAAATTGCGCGACACCTTGCGCTCGAGGCGGCGGGCGCGATACTGCGCGGAGCGGACGCGGCGGCGGCTCATGACGGTTGATCGTCCACGCCGGTCGCATCGCCCTGGGCCTGGCGCACGCGGGCGTCAGGATGCGGGTGCTGCATCTCGAAGCCCATGTCGTCTTCCTCGTACATTTTGACGCTGACAGCATGCGCCTTCACTCTGGCGCTGACGTTGAGCATCTTCGCGACGTGGTAGGCGTCCGAGGATTTGTCGAACAGATGCGCGTGGGGGTATTCCGTGGCGAACCTGCGGGCCTTGGCGTCGGCGGCGAAGCGGCCGTCCTCGAGGACCACCAGGTAGTTCATACCGCCGCGGCGACCCGAAGTTGCACTCACCGGGTGCAGATTGCGCAAGAGATCCATGCCCGGGTAGTGGGCGATGTTGCTGATGATGAGCTCCGCCTTGGCGGGGTTATCGACGGCCGAGCGGATCGCGCCGGCGATGTTGACCGTGAGCAGCGCGATCGCGGCGTCAAAGTCGGCTTGGGTGGAAGGTTTGGGCATCTCGAGCACTCCGTGTTGTTTCGTGACGCCCAAAGGATGGCATCTTGTACAAGCGCGATCAAGTGGAACTTGTACAAGTAACGAGAAGCCGGTAGCATTTCCGGCGATGACATACGACACCGCAATCGGGCACTACATCACCGGGACCGCCATAGCAGAGGCCCTGGGGATCAAGTCCCAGGCGGTGTACCAGTGGAAACGGCTCGGGGTGGTGCCTGTGAGGAGCGCGATGCGCCTGCAGGCCCACAGCAGGGGCAAGGTGAAGGTGGATCCCAGTGTTTACCGTCGTCAGGGGAGAAAGCCGCGTGATCGAGCTGCACTACCAGGGTGAGGTGATCGGCTGGGCCTACGTCTCGCCGGCCGGGTGCGTCCTTGAGCCCGCGAACCTCGAGATCGACGGGCCGTTGCTCGAGCGGGAAGGGGCGACGATCACCCGATTTGTGCAAGATTTGAGCTTCGCCGCCTGAATTAACAGTTTATCCACAGGATGTGCCCTTGCACATGGCTTTTGACATAGCGCATAAAGCGAAACGCCCGAGCGATCGGGCGTCTGGCTGCGAGGTGCGACCCTCGGCTCCCAGGTGTTGGACTACCCCGACCCGGTGCGGCAATTCTACGCTCCACCCGCTCCTGATGTCCTCTCACCTGACCGTCGGCGCCAACCTACGCGGCTCTTCGCTGGGGGTAATGCCGTGCGCGAGGTGAAACTAAAGCACGGCGGCTGTGACCGACCGACCGACGTGCCATGTCACGGGGGGTGGGGGGGCTTTCCCTCCCTCTCTCCGAACCATGGGGGACTCTGATGCCGACTATCGAGCAGATCCGGGCAAAGATTCGACGCAATTTCCCAGACCAGACGCAGTCTGACGCGCAGCGGCAGAAGCCTCTGGCGTGGAACCGAGAGACCATGACGACGATCGTGTCGGAGTGCCGCACCTACCGGATCTCGAAGATGGAAGACCCGCAGAACAAAGGCGTGTACGGCTACACGCTGACCCTGGTGGCCACGCCCACCTCCCCGAACCGTCATCTTTGCGGACCGCTGCTGTTGCCGAAGGACTGCCGCGAGGCCGCGCAGCGCCACAAGGACGGCCTGCCCCTGCAGGCGGACCTCGCATGAGCGACAAGCTGGTCAACAGCCGGATCCAGAACATGACGCGCGAGGAGCTGATCCGCGAGCTGCAGAACGCCCACAGCGAGGAGTTCGTGGTCATGGGCCTGGGCTACATCACCGCCAAGGTGCCGGAGCTGCACGCCGTCGAGTGCCCGAAGATCCTCGAGGCGTGGCAGGCCTACAAGCAGGAAATGGGCAAGTGAACGCGTGACCAAGTTCCAGGAGTACATGGACCGCTTCCACCCGCACGACGAGCGATGGGTCGCCCGATGGATCTGCCCGGTGTGCGGCGCATTGGCCGAGTGGCACCTGTACTCGACCATGACCGGCCGGCCGGCGGTCCCGACGCACTGGCACGGCGACGCGGTCTACCAGTTCGTGCCCGACGAGGCGGGCCAGCGGGTACTAGACGCCGAGGCGCGCTGGGCCACCGAACGACACGCATCGCAGGAAAGGGCCCAAGAAGCCCTGAAGGACTGGCCGCTATGAGCTTCGAGGAACCCGACACCACCGAGGAGCACGAGAAGCGCATCACCCGCTGCAGCTCGTGCCGGGCGATGATTATCTGGCTGCCGCACGTTCGCACCCGCAAGAACCACCCGGTCGACGCCGACACGGTGCGCCCGGAGCACTGGGACTTCGATCCGGACCTTGGCCACATCTCCCACTTTGCCACCTGCCCGAACGCGGCCCACCACCGGAAGAAACGATGACCGCTCAAGCCTACCCCCTCTCCTGGCCCGCCGGCTGGGGCCGCGTCAAGTCTCGATCGACCGGCCAGTTCACCGCCGGCGGTTCCGGGGCCGCCGGGCGCCAGCGCATCGAACTGCACCACGGCGTGGCGCGCGTGTTCGATGAGCTCGAGCGCCTGAAAGTGAAGGAGGACACGGTGATCATCTCCACCAACGTGCGCCCCTCCTTGGGTGCCCGTCAGCCCGCCACCGCGCCAACCGATCCCGGGGTCGCGGTGTACTGGACCGACAAGGCGGGCCTGTCGCGGTGTATGGCGACCGACCGCTACACCCGGGTGGCGGATAACTTGGCCGCGATCGCCGCCACCTTGGAGGCCCTGCGGGCGATCGAGCGCCACGGCGGGGCGGAGATTCTGGACCGCGCCTTCATGGGCTTCGCCGCGCTCCCCGCTCCGGAGCAGGCGTGGGCCGTGCTCGGCGTCACGCGCACGGCCACCAAGACCGAGATCGAACGGGCGTACCGGCGCCTGGCGATGGACGCGCACCCCGACCGCGGCGGGGATCAGGAGACGATGGCCCGCTTGAACGCGGCGCGGGACGCAGCCCTTGCCGGCGCCCCGTGACTTTTGACGACTTGGTGAACTGGATCCGCCGCCGGCGGGTGCGCAGGCATCGGGCAGCACTACAACAACTCTGGAGAGATATGCATGCTGAAGCTTACCTTGACCAAGCGGCCCGCGAAGATCGGCAAATCGATCAACACGCGCACCGAGATGCACGGGACCGACGAGGTGCCGGGCCTGGACATCCCGATCACGGGAATCCTGATCAACGAGGAGGAACTGGCGCTCCTCTGCGATGAACCGACGGCGCACGCGGGCCTGTACAAGAAGGACGGCTCCTTGGGCGTGGTGCCGCGCATCGCCGCCTTCACGGAGCTTGCCATCGATCACAAGTTCGAGAACGCCACGGTACGCATGACCGGGAGCAGCATCGAGGCGGCCACCTTCTCGGGCGCGAAGATCAAGTCGATCAAACTCGGCCTGCAACCGGGCGGCCTGACCCTGGTGCACTTCACCCTGCAGGTGAACCCCGAGAACGGCATCGATGTGCCGAAGCTCTTGAACGCCAAGATCTCGATCGGCATCAAGTCGGCTGAGCTCGAGGAGGACGGCGCCGGCGATGAGCCCGAACTGCCGCTCGAGCATTCGACGCCGGAGATCCTGGACGCCATGCGCGAGGAGGAAGAGGCCACCGCCTCCGCGATGGGCCGCAAGATCGGCAACGCCGACAAGAAGGCGGCGAAGAAGAAACCGCGGCGGGACGTCAATTGAGCGCCGTCTGGAAGTACCCGCTCGCCATGACCGGCGTGCAGGACGTGGAGCTGCCCGAGGGCTCCGGAATCCTGGCCGTGCAACCGCAGGGCACCGGGGTGTGCCTGTGGGCCTTCGTGCATCCGGAGCGCCCGAAGGTCAAGCGTGAGATCCTGATCTTCGGCACCGGCCATGAGATACCGGAGCACCTGGTGCTCACCCACCTGGAAACCTTCCAGATGGGGCCGCTCGTGTTCCACGCCTTCGAGCGTGGCCGATGAGCCCGCAGAACGAGGACGGCTCGGAGTACATCGACCAGGAGACCGCGCAAGCACTCGCGGCCCGGGTCGATGACCTCAACAACGACTTGAACCAGGCGCGCCAGCTCGCCGGGCGCATCTACAACCGCCTGCAGGCCTCGGACGTGCCGCGCGGGCCCTGGCACGGGGAGATCTCCTCCTGGATGGCCCCCGTGACCAAGGCGGCGCAGAAGTACGGCCGCAGGCTCCTGCCGTGTGTGGTGGAGGGGTGCGGCCGGGAGCGGGTCAACCAGCACTTCTGCCAGCACCACATCGACCTGTGGAACCTGCCCGGATGACCGAGCGGATGAACTTGGAGCAGTTCCGCGCCGCGGTGGGCCTGCGCGGCCGCTCGGCGAAGTACGACAACCAGAAGGCCGTGGTGGGGGATCGCAAGTTCGACAGCAAGTTGGAGGCCCTGCGCTTCATCTACTGGGAGAACCTGTGGCGGGCGAAAGCCATCCACTACTTCCTGACCCAGGTGCCTTTCCGGCTGCCCGGGGGTATTGTCTACCGCCTCGATTTTCTCATCGTGCATCTGGACGGCCCGCCCACCTACGAGGACACCAAGGGGGTGCTCACGCGGGTGTCCACCAACAAGATCAAACAGGTCGAGGAGATCTACCGCATCAAGATCGACCTCGTGAAGAAGGGGAAAACATGAACGTCAATGCGAACGGCGAGGACACCGAGTTCGAGGACTGGTCCCACCCGACCTCCCCCCGCGCGGTGTACCTGCCGCACGGCCGCTTCACCTTCAAGAGCGTCGCCGTCGGGCTCTTAGTCACGGCCTTCACCGTCGGCGCGATCGCCATGTGCTGGCAGATCGGCGCCATCGTGCACGCGGCCTGGCGGGCGCGCTTCGGATGAGCCGCGACTGGATCGACGCGGTGGCGGAGCACTCCGACCTGGTGGCGGCGTTGTCCGCGGTGCTGGCCTCGCAGCTCGACCCGGCCATCTCCATGCTCGCCTACGCTCTGGTCGAGGGGCACAAGATCCTCACCTGCGGCAACGGCGGGAGCGCCGGCGATGCCTCGCACCTGGCCACCGAGCTCTGCGTGCGCTACGTCAAGGACCGCAAGGCCCACCCGGCCTTGTCCTTGGCGGCCGACGCCGGGATCCTGACCGCGGCGGCGAACGACTACGGCTACCAGGCGGTGTTCGCCCGCCAGGTCGAGGCCTACGGACGCCCCGGGGACGTGCTGGTCGCCTTCTCGACCTCCGGGCGCTCCAAGAACGTGCTCGAGGCGATCGGCCGGGCGAAGCTCGCGGGCTTAGGCACCTTGGGCATCTGCGGCGCCCACCCGCTCTCCTGCGATGTCGATATCTGCATCCCCTCGACCTCGACGGCGCGCATCCAGGAATGCACGCTGCTGGTCCTCCACCTGATCGTTGAAGCCCTCGAGGAGCGCCTACCGCCATGATCATCGTTTGCGACACCTGCCACGAGGAGTTCGAGCAGGAGGCCTTCAAGGGCCACCCGTGCGCCCCGCCCAGCGACGAGCCGCCGGCCGAAGCCCCCCACAACATCCCCGGGGCGGGTGCGCTCGGCCAGTCTGCGGAGAGCTTCGAGGCCCACCGGATCAGCGCCTTGGCCGCCTCCGGGCCGCTCCCGGCCGTGGTGGTCAAACCCCCACACGAGCTCGCGCTCAAGGACGAGGCGAAACGCATGGCGATTCTGGCGAAGCCGTTCTTGGATGAGATTCGCCGGGGCTTGACGACCGAGGTGGATACGCTCCGCCAGGACATCGCCGACTCGAACCGCCTCTTGAAGCACCTGGACGTGCCCCTCGAGCAGGTGGCCGACTCCCACGAGCGCGCCGCGTCCTCCTTCGAGAACCTGCGCGCGGAGATCCGCAGCGTCTCGGATCGCCTGGGCGCCGTGGAGGGGGTGATCGATACCGCCGGCCTCACCGCCGCGATGTCTGCGGCCGAGGAGCGCATGGCCTCGCTCGCGGCCGCCATCCGGATCCAGTTCACCGAGACCTCGAAGAACATGGCCGAGGTCTTGAAGCTCCTGCAGAACTTGCAAGAGCGCGACATCGACCGTACCCGGGTGCGCATCAAGCGGGCGAGCCGCCGCGCGGTGAATAAGCACCGGGCCGTGCCCGCGTGATGAGCGCCGTGCGCTTGAAGAACGCCGTGCTGGTGGAGATCGTCAAGGCGATGCACGGGGTGTGTGTCGCGGTCTTAGGCGACCCCATGCTCGACTACTACCACTTCGGCCGGGTCGAGCGCTTGTCCCCGGAGGCGCCGTGCCCGATCTTCGTCGAGGAGAAGCTGGACCTGCGCGACGGCGGCGCCCACAACGTGGCGGCGAATCTTGCCGGCCTCGGGTGTCACGTCATCCAAATCTTCCCGCCGCCGCCCTGGACCATGAAGCACCGATATCTCGTCGGCGCCCACCAGCTCTTCCGGATCGACCGCGACAAGGACCACAGCCAGCAGACGCACGACGGTGCGCCGAAGGAGGGGGACTGGCGCGCGCTCGTCATCTCCGATTACGCCAAGGGCTGGTGCACCACCGATCGGTGCCAGGAGTGGATCGCCCAGGCGAAGGCCAAGGGCGTGCCGGTGATTGTGGACCCGAAGGGCACGGCCTGGGGGAAGTACCACGGTGCCACCTTCATCTGCCCGAACGAGGCGGAGTACCAGGCGGTCGACAAGACCCAATACGTGGAGGGGCGGAACATCCTCCACAAGCGCGGTGCCGCGGGCATCGAGCTGCACCTGAAGGACAGCAACGAGGTCGCGCAGCTCGAGCACCAGGCGAAGCACGTGTACGACGTGACCGGCGCCGGCGACACCGTGGTCGCGGTGTTCGCGGCCGCCCAGGCGGTCGGCTGCTCGGCCTGGCACGCGGCGAGCCTCGCCAACATCGCCGCCGGCGTGGTGGTCGGCCAGGTGGGCACCTTCCCAATCAGCGCTGCAGCGCTCCTTGCGGAGCTCTAGAGATGGCGATGAAGGCGGTGATGAGCCCAGATATCGAGCGACGGCGCTCGCTCCTGGCCGCGCTCGAGGCGAAGCCCGCCGCCAAACCCGAAGAGCGAATCGCGGTGAACGGCCCGTGCCGGCTCACCAAGAAGGAACGGCGGGCCGGGGAGACCAAGGCGTTTCGCAACCGGCGCGAGAAGAGCCGCAAAAAAGCAAAACTGGCGAAGGCCTCGAGGAAGCGCAAATGAGTGACCTGATCGGACTCGATCGAGTGTTGGACGACATCAAGCGAAAGCGCCAGCGCCAGGTGGTGGTGCACCGCTGGACCCGGGCGCATGACGACACGCACACCGAGGGCGAGCTCGGCCGCGGCGCGATCACCTTCATCCAAGCGGCGTACATGACGGAGCTCGGCCTCAATCGGGAGGAGCTGCCGGTGTTCTGGCCCTTCGACTGGGTGGAGGGTGAGGGCAAACCGAACATCGACCAGCCGCGGCGCGAATTGCTGGTCAACGCCGCGGCGCTGCTCGTGGCCGAGCTCGAGCGTCTGGACCGAATCCCATGAAGGTGGGGCTGTGCACCGGCTGCTTCGATCTCCTGCACGAGGGGCACCTGTATTTCCTCGAGCAGGCGACGGACGCGTGCGACTATCTGGTGGTGGCGGTCAACTCCGACCGCTCGGTGGCGCGCTTGAAGGGACCGGGGCGCCCTGTGCATAACTTGCAGGACCGGCTCTACAACCTCATGGCGCGCGCCCCCGGGGCGGGCGCCTTCGTCCCCTTCGACGGCGATCATGAGCGGCTGATCATGTGCGTGCGCCCCGATGTGGTCATCAAGGGATACGATCACGGCACGGTGAACGAGGAGGTCTACGCCGCCCGCCGGCCGGGCTGGAAGGACCAGGCACACGGCATGGATATAATCCCAGTGGTGCGTGCGAAACATCTCAAAGGCTACTCGACTACCTTGCAAATCGCGCAAGCGATGGGTAAAACGAACGCGTGAAACCGAACGCCATGCACCGCCTCGCCCACCGCGGCACCCACGCCGGGTGCTGTGCCAAGGGCTGGGAGACGGTGCCGAAGGTGACCGGCGACCCCGACTTCGACGCGACCATCATGCACCGGAAGAACCGCGACATGCCGGCGCGCCTGGCGCAGCACCTCGCCATCCCGGCCGTGACCTATGGGCCGCGCACGAGCTACCACAGCTATTCGGCGAATCACGGCGATGACTGACAGCGACATCGAGAACGTCTACAAGTCGAATCTCGGGGTCTCGCACTATGCGGGCCTGCGGGCCGTCTACGATGCCGGCTACGCCGATGCCTTGGGCAGCTTGACCCCGCCGAGCACGGATGTGTCGCAGGCCGCGAGTGCCCCGCAGACCGACGCCACGATTGTCACCCCATGAAGCTCATACACCACCACGTTATTTAACCCCGAGAGAACCGGGGTTAAATCGGGAGGGGGAGGGCAACCTCCCCCGTCCCTCAAACCCCACCTATACTGTGTTCCACACGCAGTTTTCCCCCTCGGGGCAGCAGCAGGAGAAGAACGATGGCGAAGCACACCCTCAAGGACATCCTCCAAATATTCGCGACGCACGCGGGCCACACCCACGAGGCGGCCGTACAGGCTACCTACGACGCGGGTCACGCGGCCGGGGTCGCCGAGGTGAAGGAGAAGATCCTCGCGGGCGATAAGGGTTTGCACGCCGAGCTCGACGCCCGCCAGGACGCGATCGATTTCGACAAGGCCGCCAAGCGCGCCGAGATCGAAGCCAACGACAAGAAGATCGCCGAACAGGCCGCAGCCGAGAAGGCTAAAGCCAAGGCCGGCGCGAAGGCCAAGCCCCAAACCGAGGGAGACGCGAGTGACCAAAAAGAAACCGAGACCGCCGAAACGGACGAAGACCGCAAAGCCAAGCAGGACGCCGCGGGCCCCTAAGCCCCCGGCGTTTGACTAGGCGGTGCGGGAGCTCATCCCCCGCCCCGTCGCCGAGCTCGTCCCCTACGCCAAGAACGCGGCGATCCACACCGACGAGGACGTGGCGCAGATTGCGGCGTCGATCACCGAGTTCGGCTGGACCTCGCCGGTCCTGATCGACGAGGACGGCGCGATCATCGCCGGCCACGGCCGCGTGCTCGCCGCGCAATACCTCAACATGGTCGAGGTGCCGACCATCACCTTGGAAGGCCTGACCCCCGCCCAGGTCAAAGCCTACCGCCTGGCCGACAATCGCCTGCCGCGCAACGCCGGCTGGAACGAGGAGCTGCTGGCCCTCGAGCTGCAGGACTTGAAGGCCCTGGGCTTTAACCTTGATCTCACCGGCTTCGACAAGATGGAGCAGCTGCAGTTTTTGGACTGGAAGGTGCCCGGCGAGCACGAGAGTGCCTCGGACGAGCTCCCGGCCGTGCTCCTGGCCCCCGTGTCCGAACGTGGCACGGTGTGGCAGTTGGGCCCGCACCGGGTCATGTGCGGGGACAGCACCGCGGCGGACGATGTAGCGCAGCTGCTCGAGGGCGCGGACAAGGCGGCGCTGCTGCACGCGGACCCGCCCTACGGCATGGGCAAGGAGGCGGACGGGGTGTTGGGCGACAACCAGTACGGGGCCGAGCTCGACGCCTTCCAGATGCGCTGGTGGGCCGCCTGGCTGCCGTACCTCGAGAGCAACGCCGCCGCCTATATCTGGGGCAACCCCTTGGACCTGTGGCGCCTGTGGCACGGCTCCCTCGAGCGCTCCGGGTGCATGACGTACCGCAACGAGATCGTCTGGAACAAGGGCAGCGCCCCCGGCATGGCCTCGCACGAGCGGCGCATGTACACCACGGTGACGGAGCGGTGCTTATTTTTCATGCTCGGGCGCCAGGCCTTCGGCAACACCAACAAGGACGACTACTGGGACGGCTTCGAGCCGCTGCGCCGCTACCTCGAGGGCGAGGCGCAGAAGATGCGCTGGTCGGCGAAGCACATCCAGACCATCACCGGGGTGGGGATGTACGGCCATTGGTTCTCCAAATCCCAGTGGGTGATGATCCCGCGCAAGCACTACCAGGCGTTGCAGGAGGCGGCCGAGGGGGCCGCCTTCACCCGCCCCTTCCTCGAGCTGCGGGCGGAATACGACCGCCTCTTGGGCTCGGGCGGGCACCTGGCACCGAAGGCCGAGTTCTACGACTCGCGCGCCTACTTCGACAACACCCACGAGGTGATGACCGAGGTGTGGGAGTTCTCCCGGGTGGTGGGCGAGGAGCGCTTCAGCCACGCGACGCCGAAGCCGGTGAAGATGATCGAGCGGGCCATCAAGAGCGCGGCGCCCTCCGGTGCGCTGGTGCTCGAGCCCTTCGGCGGCACGGGCTCCACGCTCCTCGCGGCGGCCGGTCTCGGGCGCACCTGCTACAGCATGGAATTGGAGCCGCGGTATGTGGACGTGATCGTGCGGCGCTGGCAGGCCTTTACCGGGGAAGAGGCGTTCAACTCGGCCGGGCAATCCTTCACCGAGGCGGAGAAAATTACCGCCTATAAAGAGCAGGAACGTGGCGCACCAGCCGACGCTTGAGACCCGCAAGACCGTCGAGAACGCCTCGGGCCTGGGAATCCCGCAAGAATCGATCGCGATCCTGCTCGAGATCACGCCGAAGACCTTGCGCCGCAAGTACCGCCGCGAGCTCGACCAGGGCAAGGCGAAGATGGACGTCACCGCCGGCGGTCAGATTGCGAAGGGCATCCTGCGCGGCGACACCGGGCTCCTGATCTTCTACGCTCGCACCCGCATGGGGTGGAAGCCGCCGCCGACCGAGATCACGACGCCGCCCGATCGGCCGCTTGAGACCAAAACCTACGTGTCGGGGTCGCCCGAGCTCCTGGCGGACTACTATGCAAAGATTGCTCAAGCAGCCGCTGCCGCTGATACCGATCCCACAGCTCCTCGCATTGTGGGACCAGGAGGACGGGGGGGGGACGAACCGGAAGAAGATCCGGAGCTTGGCCCTCGGTGATCGCTTCTACCTCCTGGTCAAGGTCCTAAAGCGCGGCGACTGCCTGCACCCGTGGATTTACGCTCGGTGCCGCGAGGTCGAGGCGGCGCCGGACAACCACTTGGACCTCTGGGCCCGCGAGCACTACAAGTCCACCATCATCACCTTCGCCGGGATCATCCAGGAGCTCTTGAACGACGCCGAGCTCACGGTGGCGATCTTCTCGCACAGCAAGCCGATCGCGAAGGCTTTCCTGCGCCAAATCCAGCGCGAGTTCGAGAAGAACGACACCTTGAAGGAGCTTTTTCCTGAGATTCTGTGGGCGAACCCCGAGCGCGAGGCGCCGCTCTGGGCCCTGGACGACGGGATAGTCCTCAAGCGCCAGGGGAACCCGAAGGAGGCGACGATCGAGGCGCACGGCCTGGTGGACGGGCAGCCGACGTCGCGCCACTTCGCCCTTCGGGTGTATGACGACGTGGTGACCCGCGAGAGCGTGGCGACGCCCGAGCAGATCGAGAAGACCACCGGCGCCTGGTCGCTCTCGGACAACTTGGGCAAAGTGGGCGGGCGAGTGTGGATGGTCGGCACCCGCTACAACTTCGCCGACACCTACAGCGTGGTGATCAAGCGCGGCGCCGCCATCCCCCGGGTGTACGCCGCCACGCACAACGGGCTGCGCGACGGCCGCCCGGTGCTCCTGTCCCCGAAGGCCTGGGCGGAGAAGCTGGTCAAGCAGTTGGACGCCGACATCGCGTGCCAGATGCTCTTGAACCCCGTGGCGGGCCAGCAGCGCTTCTTCGACCCGGACAACCTGCGGGCGTATGAGACTCGCCCTGCGGTGCTGGCCGCGTACCTGACCATCGACCCGGCCCGCTCGAAGAAGAAGGGCAGCGCCAACACCGCGATGGCCGTGCAGGGCATCGACATCCACGGCCAGAAGTACCTGCTGGACGGCTTCGATCACAAGATGGACCTGGCCGAGCGCTGGACCAACATGCGCGACCTTCGCAACAAGTGGCACCGCATGCCCGGGGTGATCTCCTTGAAGGTGGGCTACGAGACCTACGGCGCGCAGGCGGACATGGACTACTTCGAGGAGCGCATGCGCCTCGAGAACAACCGCTTCGAGATCGTGGAGCTCGAGTGGCCGAACGAGGGGTCGGGCGGCAAGGATGACCGGGTGCAGCGCTTAGGGCCCGATCTCAAGGCCCACGCCTACTTCCTGCCCCACCCCACGGACTACGACGAGCTCACCCCCGCCCAGGTGCGCATGATCGCCGCCGGCTACGAGTACCGGCTCTCGCAGAAGATCGAGCAGTTGGACGAGAACGGGCTAAAGTACGACCTCGCCGAGCGCCTGGCCATGCAGGTCGGCTTCTACCCGTTCACGGGACTTAAGGACCTCATCGATGCAGTGGCGAGAATCTACGACATGGATCCGCGTCCGCCCCAGTGGGTGGAGGAAGGGCCGATCGAGCCGGACGAGGTGTGAGTGATTACCATGGGCATCATCCTCGGGGTGGGCAAGCTCGTGGCCTGGTGGAGGGGGCGTGGGAAGGCGCGACCTTAGCCACGACGAGATCTCGCAATTGCGGGCCTACGCTCGCAAATTGCCCGACCAGGTGGTAAAAGACCGCATCGAACGCCTGTGCGGCGAAGTGCTCGAGCTGCGTGACCGGGAAGCCTCCGTGCGACACATGAACGACCTCGAAGGAGAGTGGTGATGCCCGCGCCGATCCTGCCCGCCTCCCTCGGCAAGCCCGTGACCACGCGCCAGTTCTCCTGGAAGGAGATGGTGATCCGCCAGTGGGGCAGCGAGTACGCGGCGCCCGATCACCGCATCTACAACTTCTCGAACGGCCGGTCCTTCGACTCCACGGACTTGGGCACCACGGGCATCTACCGGCGGCCGGGCTCGTGAAGATCGACCTCCCGGACGGGAGCATGTCGGATGTGCCGGGCGGCGCGCGGATGATCCACGCCGAGGCCGCGAAGGTCACCGAGAACAATGCGGCGATCGCCGACCTCGCCGCCTTTCGCCAGAACAAAATCGACAACCCGAAGGAGGGCGACAAGCCGCCGGCGGGCTACGAGCAGGTGCGCCTCATCGGCTGCATCCACTGCCAGACGGCGGTGTTCCAGCTCACCCACGATCATCGCGTCGCCTGCGCCACCTGCAAGATCATCATCGACCCCCTGCGCTGGTACGACGTCAACTATCCGCCGCCACCGGACGCCGTGGCGTAAATCCCAAGGAGATGACCGATGAACGCAGCAGAATCCGCGATCGAGCAAGAGATCCAGGCCAAGGGCTTGACCGCCCCGCGCCTCACCCCCGATTTGATCGACGCGGCGATCGCCGGCGAGGACTACCACGTGTTCGAGGGCACCACGCTCACCGTGTGTTGCCTCACCTTGCGCAACGGCTTTACCGTGGTCGGCGAGTCGGCCGCGGCGTCGCCGGCCAACTTCAACGCCGAGCTCGGGCGCAAGATCGCCCGCGATCACGCGCGCAACAAGATCTGGGCCCTCGAGGGCTACCGGCTGAAAGAGCAGCTCTACAACGCCACCAAGGAGTAACCGACGATGGACGAACCCAAGATTCCTGATCCGATCGCGAGCGAGGCGCCGCCGCTGGAACCGCCCGCCTGTCTTCCCTGGGTGAACGGCATGACGTGGAACGGCGTGGAGCCGAAGTCCCCGAGCTGGGCCGAAGGATGATCGCGCCCAACACGATCGGCTGGGCCATCAAGCAAATGCAGAACGGGAGCAAGGTCACCCGCGCTGGATGGAACGGCCCGAACCAGTACCTCGAGCTGCAGGTCCCGGACGCCAACAGCAAGATGACGAAGCCCTACGTCTTCATCACGACTGCCGCCGGCGATCGGATCCCGTGGTTCGCGTCGCAGACCGATCTGCTCGGCACCGACTGGGCGGTGGTAGCGTGATCCCGCCCACCATTGGCCGCGTAGTCCTGGTCCAGAAGCGCCCGGGATCACTCGACATTACCCAGCCGGAGGCGGCCTTCATCACCAAGGTGTGGAGCGATCGGCTGATCAACGTCGGGGGCTTCAACGCCAACGGCACACCCTTCGGAGAGACATCGGTCCCGTTGCTGCAGGACGATGACCCGGCGACGCTCGGGCCCTACGCCGAGTGGATGCCCTACCAGAAGGGCCAGGCGGCGAAGACCGAGGCCCTGGAGGCCAAGCTCAAGGGCGATGCGCCGCCACCAGCTTGAATCCGGCCTCCAGGTCGTCACCGAGGAGGGTGACCCGGAGGAACAGGGCGACATGGCCCTGGCGAAGGACCTGGGCGTCACCTTGAACCGCCACTACGAGCACCACCCGTGGGTGATCGACGTGCAAGGCGGCGCCCTGATCCTGCGCCACCGGGTCATCACCCGCGTGGCGGACGAGTTCTTGAAGCGCTCGGGGTTCGGCTATCTCATGCCCCCCCACAAGCGCGGCACCTACCACGAGACCATGCGCTCGGCGGTGAACGCCGGCGGCGCCATGCTCGAGCTCTTCGGCCTGCCGCGAGGGCGCAACCCCTTCCCCGACGAGGAGGAACTGTACCGCTCGGGGCTCATCCAGATTCCGCGCGACTGGGTGAAGGGCAAGACGAGGGCCTTCGGGTGAGCACCGTGCACGTCATGGTTAGAACCCAGGCGGACGACCCCTGCCAGCGCGAGTGGACGACCGTGCAGGCGACATCGCTCGAGGACGCGCATGTGGTGGCGCTGCAGCGGCCCGACGTGCTGCAGGTCTACGAGGTCGCTTGGGACCCGGGCTACATCACGTGACCACCCTCGAGGAGAAGCTGTACCTCGCGCTCCTGGGCGCCCGCACGATCGTGGCGGCCACCGCGAATGTGAACCCCGCCGCGGGCAAGTTCCTGCGGCTGGTGGACGATGGATTGAAGGCGTACCGCGACGCCAAGCGCAAGGAGCCGGCGGAGCCGGTGAGGGAGATCGAACATGCCGATGGAG